AAAGTTCACGAATAAAAGTGCCAATGCCTTGAGCTGTACAATACAAGCTGTCAGGCCAGGTCCTAAAATAGCATTTTGTCCGGTCATTCCTGGGTTTTCATGCCATTGCACCAGCAGTATCCTGGCGGCATTCTTAGCTGCCTGGCTTACCGTTACATCGTTGGTCCAGTCATGTCCGGTTGCGGTTTTTAGGTATGCATCCACCGCAGGTAATAACGCTAGCATATCCGGGTCATTTGTCTCACAACGCAAAACCGTAGCAGCTTCAGATGTCGTCAGGATACTGGTCATAATGCACCTCAATTAGCCTAAAAGAATGGCCATTGCCTCGGGCTTTACCGCCTTCACGCCCCAGGCCAGTCCGACTTCGAAGGTGACCTGCCGGTATTGCCGATACATGGCCACCTGGAAAGAGAGCCCGGTCTGAGGATCGGTGATGATGGTCACATCGTCGGCCGAATCGCCGCCGTCCGGCATGGCCGGTACACGGGTCATCAAAGCAATGGCCGACCGGGAGAAGGCCAGGTTAGCGGTATAGCTATTGCCAATCGACAGCGGGTCGTTGTTGACCCAGGCGACTTTGATTCCAGGATTGGCGATGGTCAGGTCTACGTCCACGCCGGTGGCGCCGGTGGCGGCCGCGGCAGAGACATATTTATTGGAATCGCGCCCGGTTTTAGTGTTGGTGATGATGTCGCCCACCAACACGGTACCGATGCCGGTATCGGCATGGATGGCGGTCTTGCCGGCCGCGTATCCGGCGGTCAGATCGACCAGCAAACCCGTTGCGGTTCCTTTGGTATGACTGGCTACCTGTGCGCTTTCGCGGATGGCGAAGCCGTGCACATCTAGCAGGGTTCCGCGCCGCAGAGGATCAACCGATCCAGCGTCGGCCGCATTGATCAATTCAGCCAGCGTGCGCAATGCAGCGCCGGAAGTGGTATCAATGACAAGTTGCAGATCGCTCAATGGGGCGCCGTTATCGGCTAAAATCTTGCGCAGCTGCGCGGTGAACGCCAGTTTATTGGTCGAATCAAACGGTGTGGTGCCCGCCGTGCCGTAGGCGCGCGAGGCGTATTTATACAATCCTGCCAGGTCAGTCTCGACCTCGTTGACCAACGTGCGCATCGCTTCCGCAAATTGATTCACCAGGATTTGGCTGTACATCCCGCCCAGGCTCATCTGCTCTTCGCCGTTCCAGCCAAAAGGAACGGACCGCGACTTGCTGATGCTCATCGTTCCTGGGCTGATGGTCTGGGCCACAGGTGTTGGGCCCGTGGTTGCCGGGGTCACGTTTCCAGCTGCTACAACTGGAGTAACTGGCCAGGAGATCGTTTGATCCTTGGCAGCTTGCTCTCCGGACGAATCCCACATGACCGCCGGGATAAACCCGGTCAGTTCGCGCAGGACAATGTCGAGAGCTTTATAGATGGTTGGGATTAACCCAGTCAGAGTATTTGCCATTTCGAGAACCTCCTCGTCCTCTATTCAAAAAATAACTGATGTCTATTTCAAATTGAGAACTGGATCAGTCCTCGATTTTTCCACCGGATTTGACAAACTTCGCCCGATTCACCAGGTCGAGCTTGTCGTAATCTTGGCGCTTGATGACCGTAGTCTGGCTCCCAGGAGCCTCTTCGGTCGAAGTATTGGAAACGGGAACGAAGTTTTTTACAACATCGTTCGGGCGAGTCGTGTTTTTCATCGCCTCGTAAAAGTTCGTGGCTTCCGTCAGCTTGTTCTGTGCTTCGTCCAGCGCAGGGCGCAGTGCAAGCGCTTTTGCCTTGCCCTCTTCCGTTCCATCGCGGAAGTTCGTGTCAATTTCATTTGCCACGCGTTGAACATCCGCTTCAGCAGCTAAAACAGCATCGTAATAGGGTTTTAGGTCAAGCATTGTTTATTCCTTTCGTAAAATTTTCTCGATTCGTTCGCGCAGATCTTGCGCCTCTTTTTGTTGAGTATCGGAAAGCACAGGAGCGCTGGACTCCTTAGCATCCGGAACAACCTCTATTAGTTGCCCTTCAAACATAGATAGCTTGTACTCCGCTAGAGCGCCTACAATACCGGTTCCTTGAACCGCAGGCACATTAACCGCGGATGTTTCCTTTCCCCTTGGATTAACAAAAATGAGCAGACAGGTCTCCTCTTGGTTATCAACGCGGTATTTAAGGCCGGGCCAATGTGAGCAGTCTCGACTGAAAAAAGAATTTCCACAGATAGAGCAAGTGGCGTCGTCATAAAACCAACCGATGCTGAAACGGTCAATTTTCCCTTCAACATAATCTGTCATTCCTCGACGAGTTGTCAGGCGAATATCCTGATATACCCAGCCGTCAACAAAGGAAGATGAAATAATCGTTCCATCGCGCGAATCAATCGAATAGGTATCATGATCTCGTAAATAAGGTTGACCTTCGAAAGATTGGGCAAATTCGACCATATCCTCATCACGAAAACGATAGGGATTACGATTTTGCGCTGTCTGACCGAAAACTTGCGCCTCAAAATCAAGATGGTCGATTTCACCACTTTCAATTTTTGATAGCAGTTCTTCTCTGGGTGGCAAATTGAGCCGATTTGAAATCGGCAGCGAAACCAGGATAGGCAATAAAACATCTCTAGTTTGTTTGTCCATTTGTTTCTCCAATAGGGGCGATATTACTCGCCATATATTTTTTGTCTCCGCCAGGATAGGCGCTCATATCGTCTTTTTCTCGGGCCTCGTTCGGCGATCGCTGCCCGCTTCGAATTAAAACTTCATTGGTCTCTGCACGCGTCTTGCTATCCATACGTAAAAGGGATTCCCGAATGAACTTAAAAAATGTATTTATTTGTTCACGCTCAGTAAGCCAGCGAATTCTTGCTGCTTCTTCCCACGGAACCAAAAACGCATCTAAAGTACCCATTAAATATTCCAGATACTTTTGTTCGTTTGAGTTGTACGATTCTTTGCCACGGTTGAGCATATGTTCTGGAAGCCCAAAGAAATTACATATGTCTCGATCTGTAGCATCAATACTTTCCAAAAATTGAGCATCTTTCAATTGGATATTGACAGGCTCAAATTTTGTAACGGTATCGTCAAATATCGCTAATCGATAAGCGTTTTCTGATCCGTTCATAGATGCTTCGAATTCAGAACGCACTTTATTACGCGCTTCAGGGCTTAATTCACCACAGAATTGAACATAAGCAGCTGGCATAAATCCTTGAGAAAACTGTTTTGACTGAGTTTTTTTTGCGGCCAATTGCCTTCCCATGGTTTCTCGCGCGTAAGTTATTACGCCTCGACCAATAAAGCCAGTTTCATCCGGATTTATTAACAAATGAAGTATTTCAATTGAAGGTATATAAGCGGGTATCCCGGAACTAAATGTGTGTCGATACCATAAATTCCCATCCATATCAAATACTGGATAAGTTCTGTGCGCAGGAAGAATTAATAATTGGCGCGGACCAACAGCCGGACTCCAGATATAAGAATTTCCATAAAAAAGTAACCATTCAATTACCGCTTTTTTGAATTGAAATGGCGTCCAACCCCATAAGTTAGGACTTATCTGAAGCAAATACGACATATTACGTGTAATTGGATCAGGTTGTACTTGTGAGATTTGATCTCCCTCTCGCCGAATCATCTGAAAAGGCATTTTTGCTACGTCATCGCTGATAATGTTCTTGGCTCGGTAAGTAGTAGCAATAGCCTGTGATCTTTCGACGGTTACACGTTCACCAGACTCTGTACGATATCCATAGGAGGGAGCATAGTCAGGTTTAGGACTATCTTTCGTTTCTTTAATTTGTTCATTCGAGCTTAATAGATTAAACAACAGCATTTTTTCCCTTTACCTTTCCGATCAGTACGGCTAAGGCAATCAACATAATGCCGCAAACGATCCAGGTAACAACGATATTCCACATTGAAAGACCGCGCAGAATGCATACACATCCAGCTAACAAGAGAATATCGTCAGCATATCGTGAAATTTTTTTCATATAACCTCATATGCGCCGAACACATTGACCAACGGACCAGACATTACCCTTACTCGCTCCCAGTTTGGAAGCATATTTTTTGCATCCTCCACCCAAGGCTGTAAATGATGGTCAAGTGGGTAATGGAAATGTGGTTTATCTTCGTAATCATGAAAATATTTCTGCTCGCCCTGGTAACAGTCCATTCCGCACAAAATTACCGGATCACAGCCCATCCATAAAGCAAACCAGGTAGCCAGATTAGAGCTGTAGAAGCCGGTCCATACCGGAACGTCTAAAGAGATATCCGAGGAAGGTTCTGGGCTGACCTTTATTCCCTTGAAAGATTCCGCAGCAGCAGCCAATATTGGGTCTGATTCCAGGAAATCGTTGTAAACCATGAAGTCAGGTAAGCATAAATAACCCGCGTGATAATTGACCGCGATCAGCAAGCAGCCTTTTGGAAGCCTTTTCATATCATCAGGAAGGCTCGGACCGCCACCTAGCACAGCCGCAGGTTTACCCTTATATCGATCACGGTAATTAGACATGAGTGCTTTCACATTCCCCATCCTTCGTTCATTATCCGCGCTGAAAGATCGATTTTCCCTTTGTAAAATCGTGCGCGGCACATTGCGGTAACCATTGCTGCAATTGGATCAATGCGTTTAGTCCGGATTACAGACTTTCCTTTAGTTTCCTTTACGTACTTAATCAGCCCAGAGCCATTTTTAGCGATTGATGTATTACCAAACGACCACCGCGCCAGTGGGCTGGAAATGTGCGACATATTCCCTTCTTTAAGCAGGACCTCAATTTGGTTCATTGGATCTGTCAAATTCACAAAGGTTTGCGGAACCGTAACCACCTTTAATCCTTCTTGTTCAAGCTCCTGCAGAAGCATTGTCGCGAATGCCGGATCGGCTACTACCTCGATAATGTTGTAAATGCCCTTTAGTTCAATGATGCGGTCCCGAATCGCGGTATAGTCAATGACATTCCCAGCAGTAACTTTTAGGCAGTTCGCCTCAGCCCA